AACCGTAGCCCTTAATGAATCCCCAGATACGATCTTGGAGCAGAACGTCTTCACAGTCGACGCCGTCGGGACGTTAGCTGAGGCGAGTGATACACTAGCCGCAAGTAGTGAAGTTGTCCTAGATGGTGAGGTTGCTGTCGATGTCACTCTGGCAGAGTCACCAGACACTTTACTCTCGATACTGGCGGTTAGCAGTGCTACTCCTTCATATGGCTCAGCCTGGGGCGGAGCTTGGGGTAGCAGTTGGGGAAGTTCCTGGGGTGAAAGTAGAGCAGTTGAGTACGCTCATTCAGGCTATTGGCGCTTGTTCTATTATAATCTTCAAGAGCAAGCTCTAGAAGCACGCAATAAACTTTCAGTTGTTAGTGCGCCATACAAAAAGCCTATTGCCCCAGTTAAGAGCTCTACAAGGCAACTGGTTCAACGGCGGTCTTTGAGCAAAATAGTTGATAATACTGAAGGCGAAGCAAGCACAGAGCCTTGCATACCGAAAGCCCCGCTAAAGCCCATCTATAGAACTAAAAACCTTATAGATAGGGTTGAACTAGCTCAGTATCTACAGCCCATAGTCTATGAGCTAGGCGGCTTGGTAGCTGTGGCCAAGACTAGTAAGGCTGCACTAGAGGCTGAGGCTAGCGTGTTTGACAGTGAGGCCATTGCGCTTCTGTTATTGGCTGCGTAAAAATAGCTTTACATACCTTCTGAGTTGTGCTAAAGTATAACTTCCTTGTTTAATTGAAGTTAACTTTGGAGGTTATATGTAATGGACGCCAAAAAACTGCTAGTTACTTACGCCAACGGCGATCAAGAAGTAGTTCCGTCTGATTTGACCCCTGACCAATTTTTCGACAGCCGCTTCGGAGGCTTGCCGGACGAAGTCAAAGAGAAGTGCTCCGTTGTTGTCGCCGAAGTCGCTACGCCAGAGACTAGCGAGGCGCCGAAGCCCAAAGCCTCCAAGAAGTAATCCCTATGGCCTCCGATAGGTTTTGGGAGCAGTATATTCGCTTGCTCAACGCTAGGATTCAAACGGAGCAAGAGGTGCTGGCAGCCAAAGACTTCGGGCATAGGGCTGAGTTTACCAAAGTACAGGGCAGGCTACAGGGGTTTAAAGAAGCACTTCAGCTCCTCAAGTCTGTACCTGAAGACGATTGAACTACCTAACTCTGAAGGAGAGTTGTATGATTTCTGCAAGTGAGTTGTCCACGGCGTTTCCTGATGTAAAGCCCGGCCTAAAGCCGCTAGGCGCACGTGTGCTAGTGCAATTGCGCACTGTGCGTGAAAAGACACACGCAGGCATTGTCCTCGTTGAGGATAGCAAAGCGTTCAACAAAGCAAACACCCAGCTAGGCAAGATTATCTCTCTCGGCCCGATCGCCTTCCGCAACCGTGAAAGCGGCGAGCTTTGGCGTGAAGGTGTCTGGGCCCGCGCAGGCGACTTCGTTCGCATCCCTAAATGGGGCGGTGATCGATTTGAGCGCAAAATTCCTGGGACTGAGGATACAGCAATCTTTTGTATCTTCTCCGACCACGAGCTGATTGCCCAAGTTGACCCCGATGCGTTTGAAGAACTGGACGAGGTGAAATAATGCCCAAGAACACTGAAGAAGAGGTTATTGACGTTGTTATCGAGGACGATGAACTTGATAACGCTGATAATGGCGACAAAGACGACGAAACGCCGAATGATGTAGCTGGCGGCGAAGCTGATGACGACTCGCACGAAGATGACGACGAGGCTGACAGTGACGCAAATTCGACTGACGACGTCGATGATGACCGCGAGGCAATTCGAGAGCGTCGTCGTATTGAACGGCATGAGCGAAAGCAGCGTGCACGAGAGCGAGAAGATTCTCTCCGCCGTGAGCTCAGCTCTCGCGACAATGAGCTAAGCCAATTGCGCAGCCGCCTTGACGCCATCGAGCGCCGAAATACTGGTGGTGAACTGGCGCAAATTGGTAATGCCAAGAAAAAGGCCGTTGAAGCTTACGAGTACTTCAAGGATCAAATACGTGTAGGTACGGAGGCGCAGAATGGTCAGGCTGTGGCAGAAGCCACTGAGAAGTTGATCCAGACGCGCACTCGCATCGAGCAGCTGGACAATATCGAAAAAGCCTACGTGCAGCGCAAGCAGCAGCCGCAGCCGCTGGACCCGCGCGTCGCCTCTAATGCCAAGAGCTGGGTTGATAGCAACAAGTGGTATGACCCTCAAGGCAAAGACCAAGACTCCCGTGTAGTACTGATGCTGGACCAAACGCTAGCAGAAGAAGGGTTCAATCCCGCTACCCAGGAGTACTGGGATGAGTTGTCGCAGCGGGTGAAAAAATATTTACCGCACCGTGTAACCCGCGTCGCTAACCGCGATACAATTACAACTAAGCAAAAGACTGTCGTAGCCGGGTCTGGCCGTGAGACCTCTAGTAGTGGTAGCACCACGTTTAGGCTATCTGCCGAGCGCGTAAAAGCTCTCAAAGATGCTGGCAAGTGGGACGACCCAGTGGAGCGTAACCGCATGATCAAGCAGTACCGTGACTATGACAGAAACAATGCTAATGGAGGAGCTAGATAATGGCTGAAGAGAAAAAATCAGGTAGTCCGCTTGGCGACGATAGCCGCCTGTCCAAGACTACCGCTCGTGATGACCGCAGCTCCGCTGATGTAGAACGCACGGAAAAGGATGGTACTGCCCTTACCATGGCTGAGCGCCGGCAGTTGATGCGCCAAGAGTGGACTCAGGACGTACTACCTACACCTCCCAAAGTGCCTGGTTGGCATTATTGCTGGCTGTCCACAACCAACTCGTCTGACCCGATCTACAAGCGGGTACAGAAAGGCTACCAGCCTGTGTTGGCAAATGAGCTAGCAGGCTTCACGACCGCCAAGGTTACGGAAGGTGAGTTTGCAGGTGTTGTGTCTTGCAATGAGATGCTTCTGTTTAAGATTGAGGAAGAGCTGTACCAAGACATCATGATGTACTTGCATCATGAGCTTCCGATGTCTGAAGAAGACATGCTCAAAGCCAACGCACTACCGGCAGACACCGATAGCTCAGGCACAGAGCTGGGTAAAGTAGAAGGTTTCGAAAACCTGGCTCGACGAGTAAAAACCCCTTCATTCAGTTAATAAGGACTTCCGAACATGAGCAACGTCTCCGCTCCCTCCGGTTTCCGACTGGCTTACAGCCCTTCCGGCCAGTCGCGTGCCACGGCGTATACCATCGCTGCGGCGTATGGTTCGCAAATCTCGTACGGTGATCCAGTGGTGCTGAACACCAACGGCACCATTACTCTTCCCACGGCCACTACTGACCCGCTGCTGGGTGTGTTCGCAGGCTGCGAGTACATCGACCCTACCGGCAGGCCGACGGTGTCGAAGCGCTGGCCGGCTGCGCAAGCGGTTCTTGCAGGCACTACGCCTGTGGCGTACGTCTACGACGACCCCGCCAATATCTACGAAGTGCAGGCCACTGCAAATGCCACGGGCTACGTGCAAGCCTCCATCGGCGACCAAACCAACGTGCACCCGGTTACTGCCGGCAACACGGTGACTGGTCAGTCGAACGCAGGTCTTGCGCTTGCGCTTGTCGGTGCTGGCGTACAAGGCCAAGTTCGTGTAATGGCCTTGGCCGACGGTCCGTATGATGCAGGCTCCAACGCCTTCCCGGTTTTGCGTGTGCAAATTGCGCGGCATACCTTCGCTGCTGCAATGACTGCCATCTAAGATAAGGAGCTAAAAATGGCTGGTGCAATTATGAGAAGTTCGCAGTTTCGCTCGATTGTTGAGCCGCTGCTTAATTCCGCGTTTGATGGCGTATATGACCAACGCGCCGATGAGTACAAAAAGGTCTTCAAGGAAGAGAATGGCATCACGCGCTCTTACCACGAAGAAGCCGTACTGTATGGCCTCGGCGCCGCGCCGGTACTGCCTGATGGTCAACCGGTTACCTACGACGAGGGTGGTGAGCTGTATACCAAGCGCTACACCTACGATGTGTACGGCCTGGCGTTTGCCTTGACGCAAGTCTTGGTTGAGGACGGCGAGCACATCAACATCGGTACGAAGTACTCGAAGCACTTGGCGCAGTCGATGACGGAGTCCTTGGAGACTGTGACCTGTAACCACCTGAATCGCGGATTCAACTCCTCGTACAAGGGCGGTGACCTGGTTGAGCTGTTCTCCGCAAGCCACCCAGTTATCGGTGGGGTTCAGTCGAATCTGCTGACCTCTGCCGCATTGTCGCAGACTTCGCTTGAGCAGGCGATGATCCAAATTCGCCAAACCAAGGACTCGCGTGGCAAAGCGATCCGTATCACGCCGAAGCAGCTCATCGTTCATCCGTCCAATATGCTGGTCGCTGAAGTTCTTCTGAACTCCGTGCTGCGGGCTGGTACGAGTAACAATGACCTGAACCCGATTAAGTCAGCCGGTATGGTCAAGTCCTCTACCACTCTGTCTCGCTTGACCTCTGCCCCGGCCTGGTTCGTGCAGACCGATGCGCAGGATGGTCTCAAAGTCCTCTGGCGCCGCAAGTTGAAGAAGGCAATGGAGGGCGACTTCGAAACAGATACCATCCGCTACAAGTCCACCATGCGCTTTGGCTCTGGTTGGACTGACTGGCGCGGGGCCTTCGGTAACGCAGGCGTTTAACCCACAACAACGGGAGGTTCGCCTCCCGTACCTCAAAGGAGAATGTAATGGGTTCATATACGCAAGGCGCCCAAAGCGCCGGAAATTACCCTGCACCCGACCGTGATGTTGGTTTCGTATTGTTTGGCAAAACAGTGGCAATGCAAGCTGCTGGCGGCGCAACATTGGATGCTACGACTTACTTGCCTGAAGGGGCTCAGTTGGTCGATGTGCTTCTGGACACGGTGACTGCGCATACCTCTGCGTCGGCAACCGTAGCTGGAGGTACTTCGGCCGCAGGCGGTACCGAGCTGTTTTCCGCCACCGATGTCAAAGCCGCCCCACGCTCGCGACCGACCTTCACTTCGGCGCAGCTTTTGGCAGGCAGTGCTTTGGCGCGCAACTCAGGTCAAGCTGATCGTGCAGTTTACCTGCGTATGGCGCTTGGTACGCCAACCTCGGTTGGTTTGACCAATGTGACATTGGTTTACGCCATCAAGGCTAACTAAGCAAAGTGGGGGCTTCGGCCCCTACTTACCAAGGAGCAGCAAATGGAAGGTCTGCCGGTTTCTTACAAGCCAATGTCCGCCTCTGGCGTGGTAAAAGCTCGAGGCGGGGAGTTCTACGGACTGATTTGCAATACAACCACTTCAGGGGTTGTTACATTTTATGACCACGAGGCTTCAGCCTCTGGTAATGTTATCATGGGGCCTATCACGTTAGTTGCAGGCCAACCCGTGATTTTGAATTCTCTGGCGGTTCGTTGTGCTCGAGGCATTTATATGAGCCTCGATAGCGGTGTAGCACAGCTTAACGTTTTGTTCAGCTAATGGCAACCTCAGGTACTGTTGCTCAGACAGTTATCAGCACGGCAAAGGTGCTTGAGCATGCCTTACGTCGGGCAGGCGTAACCGCATCAGCACAAACTCCAGATGTAGTTGATGTTGCCAAAGAATGCCTGTATCTGCTTCTGTCACACTACGCAAATACCAGCTTAAACCTGTGGTGCATTGAAAAAGTACTGGTGCCGCTCACAGAAGGCAAAGCTGAGTATTCGCTGCCCAGTGGTACGAATGACGTTCTCAATGTTCATCTCTGCACACCGATGCTTGCAGAGGCTACCGGTTTTGCAGATAATTTGTTGACGCTGGGCTCTGCAACCTCTGTTGTGAGGGTGGGCGTCGTATTTACGGCCTTGCCAACCACTGACTTTGACATTGAGCTCGCTAGCGACGGAGTAGTGTTTTTCAAAGCACTTACTGTCAAAGCTTCTAATGCCATGTTGGGCCTAAATTGGTATGACTTGCCAGTATTCCTAACAGGCTCACAAGTAAGGGTAAGTGCAGGTACCGCGTCTATGCTGTACGCCGCTACATCTGTATCTGAAATACCTGTTACACCGTTGAACAGAGACCAGTATGCTGATCTGCCTAACAAGACTTCTATGTCTGCGGTGCCTGTAAACTACCTGTTCAGCAAGACTCTGGCGCCTTCAATAACGCTGTGGCAAGTACCGGCGGATGCTGTTAGGCACCTGGCATTGTATGTTCACCGCCAAGTTCAAGATGTTGGCTCATTGACACAAACCCTCGCCATACCCAGCAGGTGGTTTGAAGCTACAATTATCCAACTAGCTTTCAGGTTAAGTATGGAGTTGCCTGGCATTGATGCAGAACGCATTAAGATGTTGCTAGACCTCTCTGAAAAATTCAAGATAGAGTCCACGGAAGGTGAGACTGACTCGGCGCCGATGTATATTAGCCCGGGTATTTCAGCCTACACGAGGTAGCCATGCCTCGCTACCTCCCTGTCAGCTCACATGGAAAAGTGGCTGTTGCCATTTGTGGGCGCTGCGGCTTAAAAGTCCAGTATAATGATCTTCATCAAGATCGCAACGTACCTGGCCTAATGGTATGCGAAGCCTGTTGCGACTCCAAAGACCCGTACAAGCTACCTCCTAGGCTTACGGAGCGCATAACACTCAAATATCCGCGCCCAGATGAGCCCCTTATTTGCCCAACTGACGAGGAGCAGCAATGACTGCACCAGAGGCTTTAACATTCGACTCTCTGTGTAATGATATAGAGAGCTACGTTGAAAGACACGATGCAGAGTTTGTAGCTCAAATTCCTCGTATTATCATGTTGGCTGAAAATAGGCTAGCACTGGAGGCAAAGGGGCTAGGCACAGTTAATGTGGCTAAATCCAAGTTTACTGCCAGCAACGCAGTAGTGAAGAAGCCAGAGCGGTGGAGGCAAACCCGTAGTATTTTTTATGCCAAGCCTTCTGGTGAGCTGGTATACCTAAAGCCGCGTAAGTACGAGTATTGCCGCATATACTCCGCAGGCGAACCGGCAGGCTTCCCGGAGTACTACGCAGACTATGACTACAGTAACTTGTTCCTCGCAGTAGCCCCGTCAGGTGCCTTTGAGTTTG